TTTATCGGTGAAGATGGCAGTCGTTATATTAGTCAGAAAAGACTTGCTGCATTATGCGGCGTTTCACAACAGGCTATTTCACTCTTTATTGAAAAAGAGGCTAGCTTACATACGCAAGCTACTGATAATAAAGGGGAAATAGCTAAAAACGGCAAATCTGCTTGTTCTTTGCCTAAAAAGTGGTCAAAGATGGCGGTAGACACGGAAACCGCAACGAATGCGCTTGCTCACTACTCCATGGTGTCAAAGGCAGCCAATGATACAGCAAGGCGCAACGCGCTGGAACTAATGATGATTGGCATTGAAGTCTACATCGACCAACAAGCAGGCTTTAAAATCATCAGTCAAAGCGATGATGCGCAATTCGAAATGGCAGAGCTGCAGCTCGAACTAGCCGCCATTAGTGACCGCCAGCCACACCACAAAGATTCACTGGCTGGAATCACTGGAAAGAAGCGACATGAGGTCAAGTCTGATTATGATTATCTTTGCTCTGTAGGGTTGTTGACGCGTGAACCTGTTTATTCTCGCAGCTACGTTTACCAGCCAACAGACAAAGCGATTAAGATGGGATTGGTAACTGGCGCTAAGCAGAAGACACTGTTGTTCAGTCAGAAGATTATAAGGATACTCAAATATCAGTTAGCGCTGCCAATCTGATTTACTCTCCCTGAGTGCGTATGGCCTCACTTTATAGTGGGGCTTTTTTATGGGCAAAAAAAAGACCGATCAAAAGACCGGCCTGATTAAAGTTCAATACGTTAAATGATTAACTGAGCAACTTCATTGCCTCCGCTTGAATCTTCTTTGCTACCACGCGATGATAAAACTCTTCCATCTTAACCTTACGCTCTTTATAGGTATATCCCTCTTCAATCCATACTGTATTGGCACGCTGCATCTTAACCATACCTTCCTTTTCTGCCGGTGATAAGTGATCCCTAACCTCTTCACACTGGTGGTGCTCTTTATACTTCTTCGCGGTCATTCCGGTTAGGGCCTTATTTATCAAGTCTGCCTCATTCGCATAGTGGAAGAATTTAGTTGTCTTACCCTGCTCTTCCCTTGATTGCTTAATCGCATCTGTCATCGGCAGGAACTCATTCCGCATCGTTGCACGGTCTAATGCGGCTTGATGTTTGGTCAGAAGATCGTCTTCCAGTTTTAGCCATCTATCAACAAGGGCGCCTGTAAACTCAGGTGATAGTCTAGCCATTAATACAAAGCTGTCTCTCTTGTTTAGTATGAACTGGAAAAACTCCTTCCCGCGCGTCATGTATTTTGACTCCTGAATTTCAGGAGTGACATTTCTGTCCAATAGTTCACGGCAAATCACCATTACGTTATCATGGCGTTTATTTGCAATTCTGGCAATCTCAACAGATGTCATAGTTGCATTGTGAATGGTGTTGATTAAATCATTAGACATGGGTATAATCCTAATTAGTTTTTGGAAAAACTAGATTGTAACACACGTGTTCACAGTCGATCAAGCCACCTTTGAGTCTATCGGGTGGCTTTTTTATAGGCAAAAAAAGACCGATCAAAAGACCGGCCTGATACACACCACGGTTAGGCGCTATTTTTTAAGGTGCTTTAGCAGCGCTTCAACAATAACCTCATTCATTGATTTGTTGGCCTGGAATGCTTCACGTCTGATTAGTTCATGCAGCTTCTTATCAACACGTACCATCATTGCTTTCCTTTCTCTACTCATTTCACTCTCCATACTTCTTTAAAATTAATTCGAGTTGTTCGGTTGCCAGGGCTATTTTATTCAGCATCAGGTTAATGTGATCTTCATTGCGCTCGACTTTTACAATGTGGATCCGGTTATCATACTTGTGAGCCATGGGGTTATAGCTTACCCAATAGCCATAGTCGGCCGATAATGCCGCAATCTGACATTGCTGTTGCCAGTAGTAGGCCGGCTCAATGCTTAACAAGTCTTCACCCGTCTGGACTTCCAGCATATATTTCAGGTGCTTAACCCGCATAGGCGCCTTGACGTCAATAGTTGCACGCTTACCATTAATACTAATTACACCGTCTGGCGTGGCGCCCCAGCAATCATGACTAACAAAGACCTGATCCTCACCGGTAAAATCAACGCCTAGCCCTGTTGCCATCTCGAACTGAGCAATAGCGGCTAACTCGCGCTCGTTACCGCGCCTCATGTGGATAGACTCGAGCGGTTGCTCCCACTCTTCATCTTCGGCAAAAAGTGTTTGCATTGCTGTCTCGGTCACGTAAGACATAGCGCCTTCTGACAGTACGTTCCCTGATAAGCGCGCTCTCTCTTCCCTGATGTAAGCTTCATATTCCGCTACCGTATCAAATACCTGATCAGTGTATGGCTTTTCGTATAGGTACGGAGAGTACCCGGCACCACGACCTCCCACTCTCTCGGGGTTAAAGTCTGCCTTACCGTTAGGGATTAGCCGGGAAATCTGACTAGCTGTAAACTTACCGTTTCTGTTTTTATCTAGCATGATTATTCCTTTTTGTGGTTATAGAGTGGTAACGATAACATGCTACCACTCTAAAGGGTTAAAGTATACCTAAATCTTTGAGCTGATTTACCGCGTCAACGGCTCCACGCGCTACAATCACCGTGTACCCGGCCTCTTGCAATCGTGGTATTCTCTTCCGCTGTTCAGGGGTTAGAGACCCACCTTTAACACGCTTCATCTCCACGTAGCAATGATATTCCGGCATAAACACATCAAGCGCTCCGGCCTGGTAACCAAGGCGCCTTACCTTAGCGCCTTGTTGTTTAGTTAGCTTCATTCCAGCCGCGGGATTGATTTCAAGAAGAATGTCAGGCTTGCGGCGCCTTAACTCATTGATAAAGCTTTCCTGCTCATAATCTTCAAGTGGCACCTTAATCATATTGGATAATCCCTCTGTGCTGCCACCAACCATGCGGGAAGTTGCCGTTTAACATCCCCTTATCATCAGCCCTTACACAGAGTGCTTGATGTTCGAATGGAGAAAAGTGCTTCATCTTGACAAGTCGCTCAGCCAAAGATAGCGCTTTGTCATCATCGCTGCTATTCCGATAACTCACTTCTGCACATCTTCCGGCAGAAACCTTTACATTATCAGAGTACGGGCTATGCCATTGATTTAAAGCCAACTCAACAGGCTTGCTGTCACGCGCGGCAAAGTACATCATGTTTGCCAGCTCATTAATCTCGTCTTGTGCAGCTGGATTACAACGTAAATCAAAGAAGTTGTGTAGGCCATGGTCATAAGATGATGTTAATACCATCTTGACGTTAATAAACGGATCAAGCAAACGGTTTGCCCATTGCTTATGCACCCCGTTTTCAGCCATTACGCGCGCTGATTCAATAGCGTGATCACGTGCAGATAACCAGTGCTTTTTTGCAAGCTCGTTACTGTTGTCATCAAGACAATCACCGGCCTGCATTCCTGATTTGTTCTCCCTGAGCAGCGCTGGAACGTAACCGTTATTCAGCACTTGCTCAATCATTTTCTCTACAGGCACAGCGCGACTAGACTGCGTGTTGCGGCTAAACTGTCTGTGCGTCAGCACTTGCGGTAAAATGATCTTAGGGAACTCTAATTCATACGTGATTAACCTGTCCATGGTTTCACAGTGTATAGAGTCTGCTAGTATAGTTGCATACATAATTATTATCCTTTTGTTAGTTGTTTTTCGATCAGTCGTGCATAGCCTGCAATATCATGCCAGTTGTCAGCGTGATTATGCCCGCCTGATAAGATGCGAGCCATTTTAGCGGCAATGCAGTCTAGGGCTTCATGTTGCGCAATACTTAACTCGGTGTCATTCTGATTGATAATTTCCTTAATCCACCTTGATACCTTGGAGTTAAACTCAAAGTCACCATGAGTTTTTGATCGTTCTTCTAGCGTTAATTCTAAATCCTTCACTTCTCACCTATACCAAAAAGAATAAAAATACAGCAGCGCAAAGCATGCCCATGAAAATCAGTGTGTCGATTAGTGCGTCCATTCTGGTTTCCGTCGTTGTTGAAAGAGATTGCATGGTATCACCCTATAGCATAGCCGTCAATAAAAGGCCGGTTATTACACCGGCCCCATGATTTAAATTGTGCGGTCTACCGTCTGCGTGGTCTTGTACCGTCTAAAGTACCAGATTAAACCGCTAAAGATAGCCACCAGTGAGCTACTCAGCGTAGCAACATCAGTGCCCGACAACTCCCACCCCATCATACTCCCAATAATGCCGATCATTGATGTAACCATACTCAGCAATGCTGTATTACCAATCTTTGATTCCGTCATCGCCTTCGGCTGATCTGGGTCAACTGGTGCGGCATTTTCTTTCTCACCGCCTGGTAAACCACCAAACAAGCCTTGTTTACCGCTATTACCATTCCACATATTAACTTCCTTTACTCTCCGATTAATTAAACCCCTACTCACCTTGCGCTTACCTTTTACGGTGATGTACTTCCAGCGCATAATCTGCTCAGGCACAGCTAAATAGTTTCCGCTGTTCAGGTAACGCAACAGTGTGCTATTCCCGAATGCAGTCACTCCAACATTAAACGCAAAGTGCACCAGAGCGTCAAACTGATTCTGGTTTAGCGGAACCTTAACAAGATCATTAACAGCCTGTTCAAACCGTATTAAGTCTTGAGCTAAAAGCTGTTTAACTTGCGCCTCACTGATGCCGCCTGCCACGCTGACTAACTCACCATTGATGTTTATATCCCCTGATGTGCGTTCATTGCGTGTCAGTAAATGACCAACGCCAATAGTTTTAAGTCCGGCCTGATCGAAATACAAGTGATTCTCATATCCTTCTGACTCAATCAGTAAATCCATACCGTACTGAGACATAAACGGTTTAATAGTCTTCTCTTCAATAACCATACTGCTCTCTAATGCTTGTTCATAAAACTTCTTTAAATAGTCAGTGTTTTTATTGCCGACCACTTCCCCACATTGAACAGCGATGTATTGTAGCGCCAGACAATTAAGATTAACGTCTTCAATTTCCGGTAGTTCATCACGCATTGAGTAAAAGCGCTTTAGATCAAAGCGCTCAAGATTGATAACGTGTTGCCGTGGCGTGCGCCTCAAGTCGTTTGTGGTGCCGTAAACTGGCTTATAATCATCTTCCCAATCTTTGAATGATAATATCTCAACACGCGGAAACACTTTTTTACCGATTTTTGGCGTGCCTCCTACGGCTGCCGGTAACAGTGTTGGGAATATATCACGTCCCTCAACGTCATGATTTGCGAAAATATCTCCATTAATAACGCCAGTTAAAGTTATCTTGTGTTCTGAATCCGTGTCAATTACCACGGCCGCAATATTAATATAATCAATAAGCCCATCGCCGCAAAAGATGCCCTGCAACTTTGATCCTTCGGCATAAATATCAACATTATAGATTAGTATATCATCGCACTTTGCTAGCCCATATTGACCGCGTGGTGTGCCGTCGTCGGGGATTATCTGTATAGCATCGCAGTGAGCGCGTTGATTTTCTGGTGCCGTGCGGTGATCTTTGATTGTAACGTCTGCAATAATGCTACCTCCGCCTGACCTAACGACTAAACCATCATTGTATCCATTGGTTATGTTGATCGCTGTATCTTCTATGGACTCATTAGTGCTAAGTGTCAATACTGATTTGCTCATTTTATTTCCTTTGTTTGGTTAATCGGGTATAATGCAATCAATAGCTTACACTAGGCTATGCTATTATGCAATCATTCTGGGGTTTGTTGTGGTCACTTTAGACGATCAACGCGGGTTTAAAAAACTAGCCAAGGGCTATGCACTTGAGGCACTGCATACGCTTGCCGAAATTATGCAAAATCCAGAATTGCCAGCCACTAGCCGCGTATCAGCCGCAAAGATCATCATTGAACGAGCTTACGGCACATCAACACAAGAGCTATCAGAAACGGAAGATAATAGCGGCGAACAATTAACATTTATGTTTGAGATTGACGAATGATTGTAAATGATAGCGATAATGAGCCAACTGTTAAAAAGCTGTTAATACATCAGTATGAGTTGATCAAAGATAATCAAACCAAAATACTCGGATTGGTATCAGGTTATGGTGCCGGTAAGACCTATGCTGTTGCGCGGAAAGCCATTGTACTTATGTCCCTGAATGCGGGCTGTGATGGGGTGATAACAGAACCAACCTATCCGATGCTTGCCGACATACTAATACCCGAGATGTGTGCAGCGCTGGAAGAATACGGTATACCGTACAGGTTTAACAAGTCCGGTAACGTGTTTACGTGCCAGATCAACGGGCAGGAAACAAGAATACTTTGCCGGTCGATGGAAAATTATGAGCGACTTGTCGGGGTGAATGCGGCGTGGGTTATTATGGACGAGGCCGATACGGCAAAAGCTGAAATAGCTTACAATGCTTATATTAAGCTAATGGCACGTATACGCGCTGGCAATGTCCGGCAGATTGTCATTGTGTCAACGCCGGAAGGCTTCCGCATGATGCACCGTGTTTTTGTCAAGGAGTTTGATCCTCTAACAAAGCGGTTAATCAGGGCAAACTCAAATGATAATAAATACTTGCCGCCCGACTACCTTAAAACACTCATTGGAATCTACCCGGAAGAATTGCAAAAGGCTTATATATCAGGTCAGTTTGTCAATATGACAAGTGGCACTGTATACAATGCTTTTGATCGTGATACGTGCGCTTGCACTACTGAGATAGAACCCGGTGAGCCACTATATATAGGTCAGGATTTTAATGTGGGTAATATGGCCTCTGTTGTTTATGTGCGGCGTGGTAACGAATGGCATATAGTTGGAGAGATTAAAAAGGTATTAGACACACCTGAACTAATGCTGCAGATCAAAGAGATGTACCCAAATAGAGAGATAACATTTTATCCAGACGCATCCGGTAAAAACAGGACAACAAAAGGCGCTAGTACCAGTGATATAAAGATAATCCAAGAGGCCGGGTACGCAATCAGGGTTAGGAAGAAGAATCCGTTAATCAAAGACCGGGTATTATCCGTGAATAGCGCTTTTAAACGCGGCTTGCTGAAAGTGAATATAGCGAATTGCCCGCAAGTCGTGGAGGGCTTAGAGCAACAGGCTTATGATGCTAACGGTCAACCGGACAAGTCATCAGGTCACGATCACATGCTGGATGGTTTAGGCTATCTGGTGAGCTATGAGCTGCCTGTATCAAGGCCGGTTATCGCCCCGGTGGTGGCTCAGGGGATGTTTTAGGCAAAAAGAAACCCGCTAGTATCAACTAAATACAGCGGGTTTAATATTTTCAATGAAATAGGAGTTAATGAGTATAGCAATCTAGCTGCTTACGTTCAACTCTCCTTCAATCAATAATCTATTCCAGTACCTATCTAGTCGCTCCCAGTACTCATAACCTTCCGGTGATCTGCCCCAGCTAAAAGCACAGGTTATTAGTGTTTCATCGCTGTATGGGGTGTAACCTCCTGCAATCACCTCATTTCTACAGTTGCGCTTATACTTATCATTAGCATCATACAGCTTTAGAAACTTCTCTAATTTAGCTCTGTTCATACATCACCTCGCACTGATAAAATAAAACGGTTCCATGCGTCGTTGACCTCTTCCCAGTGCGCTGTGTGCTCTGGAAAGTCACCCGCCATAACTACTGTGTTAATAATCAGGTCACGCGCTGGCAGCCTGTTGATAAACTCAACTACCTGATGCAGTGTCACGTTCTGATCAAAAACCACTACCTGCACAACTTGATAGTAATTTGACAGTAAGTCCATGTTATCGAAAAAGTCTACCAGAAGGGAACTGTTAGGCTCAGTGGTTAGCAGCTGGCTAATGAAGCTTCGCTCTGCCTTTAACCACTTGAGATAGTCTTCATCGTGGATGGTTTTACCCAGATACTTTACGATTGATGTGTCTCCGTTGTAGCGGCTCAGGAATGTCTGATAAGCTGCGTCAATCTCTTCCTGGCTAGCGCCTGATCTGCGTTCCAGTAGTTTCAGTTCAATAATCAGGTCACCGCGTAAGTTGTTTGCTGCTAAGAAGTCGTTAAGTGCTTTCATTTTCGTATCTCCATTATGTGTTGTTTAGACATTGTTTAGACATTGTTTAGATATTGCCAATGGCGTCGATAGCGCTGATGAAGTGTGGAGCCGCATAGCTGCGGATTAACTCAACGCGCTTAAAGTGTGGTTCGATGTTGATTGTCTTCCCATCTTGGTAGATGTCACATAAGGCGTTATTGATAATGTCATCCCGATCAAGCTTGTATTTCTTGATCAAGGCCTCTTCGCCTTTGCCTAACCAGACGGTGGTTTCTTCGATTAGCATTCTTTTGTGCTCCTGTTGTTGTGTTGATGTGTGTATTTAACCATAGTGATATCATGCTGTCAACCTTTATTTTAAAAAAGACACCTTGTTACGGGTGTCTTTCTCCCGGTTAGCTAGCTATGGCTAGTTTTCCTGTTTCCAGGAGCTTTGTCGCTTCAGGTTCGAACCATTCTGATCTAATATTGTGCTCCTTTAGCTTGCGGTGCATCTTTGTCTCACTCAGATAACCAGCATCAGTAGCCTTAAATACGTGAGTAAGAATAAGTTTCTCAGGATTGCCAACATTTAACTGCTTAATGCGTTCTTCTGGGTGTTTGCTGATACCTACCTTAATACGCTTGCTATCTTCCATCATTGCGACATATACAAAACGGTCAACTGGTAAGTCTTCAACATCCATTGATGAAATAGTGTCTATTACTTTTTCAGTGATGTTGTCCGGTATGCTTTCCAGCAATTTAAGCATGGTTAGCCTGTTGTAGCCTGATGTTAGTAATAAGGCGTATTTGATGGGTAAGTTATAGCACTTGTATGTCTGCCCATTAGCTGCTTTGTATTTTTGTTTAAACCCTGCGTAGTCGATCTCGCACTCTTCTAAGATTCTCTCTATATCTAGGTGAACATCAGCTGGACGTTTACCCGTCAGCTCAGCAATCTCAAGACTGCTCATAGTGCGCGGCTTAATAGTGATTGTTTTTGTTTGCTTACTCATGTTATAGTTTCCTCTGTTGTTTATGGGAACCCTTAGTCTAGCGGGTAAGGGAAACAATATCAAGCCACTCTTAGGGGTGGCTTTTTTAATGGGCTTAATTCAGAACCTCAACATCCACAAACCCGGAAGGCTTCCTTCTCACTGCTATCTTT